GCCCTCAGCCTTTTCTTTTTTTATTCTTTCCTGCTTTGCATGGATATTAGCGTACAGTCCAGTCTTTGCCATTATTCTTGCTCCTCAATAAAACAAACATCTTGCCAAGACATTACTAATAGCTTTTCATCACCATCTTTAAAGTTATGGTACTTTAAGTATTCATCTTTGTAATCTTTTGCCAAAGTGCCAAAATATATCTTATCCCCTACTTTTAGACCTTCAGCCTCTGCCTCATCCCCAACTGCCACAATATGTCCTACTGTGTCTGCCTCAGCAGTCTGGACATATAAAGTGGACTGTATTCTAGGAATAGGTCTAACAATAATCTTGTCTTTTATGGGTTTCATGGGATTTGCCTCCCACTTAATTTTGGTCTGCCAGGCTTTTTCTTTTCTGCCTGGTCTATTGCTGGGTTCATAACAACACCTAGCTCTAAATCAACTTTAGGCAATGTTATTGTGGTTGCCAAAATTGGATTATGTTCACCACACCAATCTGTGCTATTTCTGTTTTGGAAAGTAGGGTATCTTTTACAAACACCCATTTCCCTAAATCCCTCTTGGGAAAAATATCTACAAGTCTTACAATGTTGAGCAGTCAATTCAAATCCTTATTATTTGGGTTGATTAGAGATACCCCTTAGACCACGAATCTTTGGGGTATTTCGCTTTTCACATAGTGTCTTGGATATGTGGTGTTCTCTCATGAACATAACACTCAGACTCTTTTGAGCCAGTGTTGAACTCACCAGTACGACCATCATTTTTACCCATGTGGCTGCCATCACGCATACCGATTGTGTCTGCTTTACCCATGCCTACACCACCGACTAGTTTAGCTTTGCGCTCACCAGACATATCACTTGCGTTAACGCCTTTAGGCATCTTTTCGCCAGTCATGCCTTTTGTGCCTTTTGTGCTGTTTACACCAGACTCTAAACCCATTTTTTCACCAGTTCTATCTGATGACTTAGCCCCTTTAGGCTCTTTTTCCATTCCATAATATCCCATTTTTTGTTCCTTGCAAGTTAAAAATTGGAGTCTCAATTATCCCAAATCACTATCTCTTGTCAAGTGAATTTTGTTGTTTTGGATAGCTTTTTTGAGCTTTTGATCTTCCTCCTCCCAGATTATATACATCAAAAAACACCAAACAGCAGTAGCAAAAATTGATGCTCCAAGAAATAAAAGTGCAGATATTATGAGGGAATCAGCCATTTAAATCCTTTGCCAATTCCTCCAGTTCAGGTCTAAAACCACTGGCATCTACCTCAATTTCCAACAATTTTTTATATTTTTTGGTCATTAGTTCAATTTCTCTGAGCCTATAAACAATTTGAATGTCTGGACATTTTCTGTAAAGTGCCTGTAGTTGCAGCTTTCTTTGGGTTAATAGTTCAATCATTTTTATATGATCTGGTTGCTTTCATTTAATCACCTCTGCTGATTTAAGTTTGCCTGTTTTTCCATCAAATACCAATTTAAGATTTGCATATAGAGAATCGCATGAATCCCATCTACATATGCCTGTGTCTTTGTACTGAAGACGTACATCTACAAATTTGAAAATATCTGGCTCAGGTTCAGGTTTTATTCTGTATTGAAGATTTAAATCCCAATCAGGATATTGCTCATCTACCCATTCGTTATATGGATTTTTAACTTGAATTTCAGCACCATCCGCCCATTTTTTAATCAATTCTGAATGTTTATGTTTCATTTTTTTCCTTTAATTTAGCTTCTATTTCTTTTGCTAATTTAGTTGGAAAACCTGCGTTTTTTATTACCAAATCAACAATTTGCTCATTAGTTAACCCTACCCATTCTTTATTACCAAAAAACTTTTCAACACAGGCAACGCAATACAACGCATAACCACCACCAATTCCACATTCAGCGCACCCTTGTGGTGTGGTGTAAAGAGGCAATGGCTCAACATTGACTGTGATTGGTGCTTCAATTTTTGTTGGCTTTGCCCAATAAAAACCGCCTTTTTGTGAATTGAAATAAGCAACAGGCTCATCCTGCTCTTGCTTTAGTGCTTCCACAATCGTACGCACCAAGCCTTCACTAAAATGCTCACACAATAATGTAATTGCTTCTTCTTTAGTCATATTGCTCTCATCACTCTTTGTTGTTTGCCAGAATTACCTTTTCTAGTCTCACCAGTATCTTCTATAAAACCTTTTCTAAGCAGTGGTGCATATCTAGCAGTTATTGAGCTGTATCTATGCTTTGGAAACATATCTAACACTTCATCAGAAATGCATCCTTTCTTACCAAAAGACTTAATAGCCTCATAGACAATTTCCTCTAGCTTGGTTGTGTCCACAGTCTGAGCTGAGGCTTTGGATGTCTCTGGGTCAGTCTTTCTGGCTAACATCTTGGACTCAGTGCCAAAGTGCCTGCTTAATAAACCAGAGCTGTTAAACATTTCATTTATTTGGTCAAAAATCGTAATTTGTTTCATAATTTTTCCTTAATGTAAATATAAATTGGGAGGCTCACATAAAGCAGTGTTTTCCATTTTCCAATAATTGACTATTATTATTGTTGACATATGAGGAGCTAACCCTCATTACCTCCCAAAACTTTAAAATCCTATGTCATCATCCTTTTTGTCAAAGCTAAGTGTTCTTTCTTTTGGAGGATTAATCCATGCCCAGCCAGACCAAGGAGGATCACAAACTGGAATTGAATCTATCTTAAGCATGTGACCTTGTGGTGTATCAATAATAGACCCAAGCCTATGATATTTGTTCTTTTTGTTGCCATCCCTGTCTGTGTATGTGCCAACAATGGTGCTCAATTCTGATATTACTTTAGACATTTAAGTTCCTTAATTTATTTACTTTATCTTCTAGCTCTTTTAAAAACTGGATTACTTCAGTCTCTAATTCAGCCAAATATGCTTGATCCAAATCAACTCTTTTGCAAAAAAGTTGAAGATTCTCAGGCATCCTGGGGTCATAGCTCACAAAGTCACACCAGTTAGTCTGTGTGCAACCCATCTGCCATGTCATTTGGGTAATGTACTTGCTAGGCACTTTGCCAGATAACAAAGTGTCAACGTGTGTGGCTGTGTTTGGGCATTTTATTTCTAACAATCCCCCATCAACCAATCCATCTGGACTTGCACCAGACATTTCAATTCTGGGATGCTGGACAAACCCAACTTGGTTAACCATGCAGTTGTATTTGACCTCGTATGCTGACCTAGCCAATGGTTCAGTCTCAGTCCCCCACTGCATAGCAGAATTGCTAAAAGACTCACTAGGCTTGCCTGTAAGCCTCTCACATAGCAATTGAGCCATATAGTTATCCCTGCTTGTGGAATAGCCTGATTTTGTCTTGGCTACTATGTCTGCAACTCTTGATGCTGTGACCTTTCCAAGCCTAACCTGAAACCACTCATCTGTGCCTTGTTCTATTTCACTCATGACTTTTCCTTGTATTTTTTGTTAACACGGTCTGCTTCAATAAGCATTTCAATTACATCAGTGATGGGTATATCTAAAAAATCGGTTACGCTAGACAATGTATCTACTAATGATAAAACGCTGTTTTTAAAACTTACCCCTATAAAAACATCCATAATTTCGTCATGTAGTTGTTCTAGTGTTTTTTCTTTAGGTTTCTTAGCCATTATTTAGCCTCCAATTTCTTTTTCATTTTGTCTTTTACAGCAATTACTTTAAGTTGCCAAGGTTTATCACCATCAGTAGCTGAAATAGCCTTAACAAAGTTTTTCTGCAACTCTGGTAAATCTTGGCTTTGAGCTATTGCCTCTAACCAATCAGCCATTTCAGACTCATTTACATTAGATTTTGGCTCTGGCTTTCTAGATGCCATGTTGCCATCATCATCTTCTGGGGCAATGCCACAGGCACTCATCAGGGAGTAGCGCCTTGCATAGGTCAAAGCACTGCCATAACCCTGTGGGTCTTGTTTGCTTGCAGGAACATGCAATACACCACACTCCAAAGTCTCCCCAGACTCATGCAGAAATATGGTTTCCACACTTACCCCAGTTGCATTTTCATAAAGTTTTTGCATCATGCCTATGCCATTGTTGTTTAAGGCATCAATTACAGCCTCCACACAAGCTGAAAGGTCTGCATATTTGGATTTGAAATGTGGGTTAGTGCTTGACTTTAGAGCTGGTCCAAACTCTTTCTGTGCCTTTACAAATGCTGTTGCTATTAACTTTCCACCTTGATTAGTCATAATGTTCCCCATGTAATTAAAATAAATAAAATAATTGAAATAATAATGCAAGCTGTAATTACCATCTTGTCTTCTTTGTCAAAACCCTCATCCTCAAAGTTTGGTTCTGGATGCTCAGGAAATGCCTCAGCTAGTGTTCTTGGAAATGTCTTTGTTGTGGGATTAATATTCCCTTTTCTAAATTTAATTGTCATCTTCGTCCCCCATGCAATTGTCGCAACCAGGATGATCGGGGTCTGAGCAGATTGGATTTGCTCTCAGAATGTTGTATTGACGAGCTTCCCAAAAGTCTTGCGCT